TTTGTTACAGTTTTTGTAGTTGTCGCAGTTTTTGTAGTTACTCCAAACATATCATCTAAAGCTATTTCAATAGCTTTTGGCAATCGAATACCCGTAGAGCCGTACTTTGGATGTGACCATACAGAAAAACATTCAGCAAACGCTTCATTAATATTAGTCGATGCGTACGTGCTTACTGTTGTTTTTAATTTTTGTAAACCTCCTATTTCATCAACTGCTTGTGTAAACAGAATTTTATCGAATTGATCGAATCCTTTCGGATTCATGTACACAGTGTGTCCTAATTCATGTCTAAAAGCATCATTCATATTCTTACCAACTATATATCGACCTAGTTTTATATCAGAACCGATGGGTAAATCACTTTTAAGTAAAATTCTATGTCTAGAAGGACTATAAGAACCCACTGCTTTTAGATCATTCAAAATTGAACTATTATTAGTAATTTGTATTGAAACATTTTGAACTGTATCTTTTATTTTGTTTTTACTAAAAATACCTATTTTTACTTTTAAAATTTCTTCTACTTCTTTGTTTATCGAAGTTACTGCAGAAATTAATTGAATATCAGTATCTGCTGAAATTTTATGAGCTAAACTTATTCCAGATTGCTCTAAAGATTTTTTTGTTTTTAGTATATCTGAATCAGAAATTTTAACAACAGAAGTCCCAGGAACACTCTCTCCCGTCAGCTCTTTCAATTCTCGATCTAAATCTGCAACTTTTTGTTTAGCAGCTTCTACTTTTGCTCGCGCTTCTGGAACTCCCGATTTTTTCTTCTTTGCTGCTGAAAGCTGTTTATTCGCAATTGTGACCTTTTTCTTAGCTGCAATAACTCGTTTTTTAGCTGCAGTAACTTTTTTGTTAAAAGCAGCTAATTGTTTTTTATAAGTCGCTACTTGAGCTGGTGTCATCTTAGAAATATCTTCAGTCATCATCATAAGTTCATCGATAGTAAAATTCTTCAGAACGCCAGCTCTATCAAATGCTAGAGGTTCTAGAGCTTTCATTTGCTTTAAAGTAAGTGGTTCAAAATTTTTACCTAACTGAAGTTCTGCGAACCGTTTTGAAGACAATCCACCTTCTCGTAACAACTTCCCTCTTGAAGGCCCGATAATCGAATCTTGTACAGCAGGCGATTCTGCTTTTAACCAGTCGTAGTATTGAGTTTTTGCGTTTACACTGTAAACTTCTCCAGTTTCCGGGTCTCTGGCTACTCTTGTTCGCCCTTCTGATAAAACTGAAAAACGATCGTCTAATTGAGCTACTGTTGTTGATCTGCAATTCACATGAGCTGGAGGGCGTGGTCCTGAATCTACTGGAAATACTTTTTGATCTAAAGCTTGACAGGTAATTGTTGTTCTTGTATCTAACGTTGCTAGCCATAAAACACCTTTTATGATGTCTTTATTATTATTCCAAGTTTCTTGTCTTGCCTGGTTCGCTGCGTGTTGAAGCCCTGTACGAACTACAGCTTCCATATGACGTCGTTTTTTAGCAAAGTCTCCGTCCATGAAGTTCATTTTCTTCGTTCCGATAATTGAACGAACTATTTGAGAGTTTGTTAATCCTGTGTAATAGCCTGAAATAATTGACCCTTGAATTTTTGAAACAACAGAATCATCAAAATCTTTAAAAAATGATTCTAAAATCTTTCCTTTTGTAACTCCTTCAATTTGAGCTAGTGGAGTGTTAAAAACAGCTGAATTAAGCTGAGTTGTAGATGGGAGAACAAATGAATGCTCAACAAGCTTTTCCAATGACTTTACTTCAAATTCAGCTTCGTAAGAAGCAAGATCTTTTGCTTGAGTTTTAAATTGCTCATATACTTTTTTATTAATATCTCGCAAATCTTGCTCTATGTTCGCATTAAGCTTTTCTAATCGAGTTGTAGTATATTCTGTCAAAGGCTTTGTTCCAGAAAGTCTCTTTTTTACTACTGTAGACATTCTTTTCAAAAACTTTTCATACTCTTTCACATTACTAGATTTAACTCTCTCATTCCAAGAGATATGTCTAGTATGAATATCGATCAATTCAAGCGGAGTCGAAGGCATTATTCTTCATCCTCTAAATCTTCATCTTCATCAAAATCGATATCGTTCTTTTTCCACTCTAGCTCGTCTGAAACTTCTTCCGGAGTTTTACTTTCATCAATATATCCATATTTTTGACACCATTTTACATAATCATTGAAAGGAATCGCTCCCTGCATCAGAGATGCGACTATTTCTTTTAAGTCAGCTGAAGTTGCACTTGGTTTAACAAATTCTTGAGTAATTTGATATTCAACTTGTTCTGTATTAGTTCCCATATACATTGAAGCCCATACAAGAGCTTGTTCATACGCTTCGCTTACATTTGAAGCAATTAATGATAAAACACTATGACGAATTTCTTTTTCACCTTCAGATTGTGTCGCAGTCTTGACTGCAGAACCTGGTTGTAAAAACATTGCCCCAAGACCGATCATCATTTCCACTTTATCATTCATTGCTTCTTTTGAAGCAGGATTCGGTCTTGATTGCGCATACCCAAACTGCTCACCAGAAGGCACTCCAAGCAATCTGCCAGATCCTACGTACATTTTGTTATCATTGAGCATTTTGATGTAATCTTCAGTTATTCCACTCATCCACGGCTGTACTTGTCCTGCAAACCACACAGAATCTTCGTAGCTGGCAGAATTATTCCAATGACCGATGTTTATTCTAACGATATCGAGAGATGGCGGCTGATCAATAGAGAACGTATTTGTTTCTGCTCCTACAAATGTAAAAGGAATTTGTGACCAGTAATTTCCAGCGCTATCAGTAGGCGTATAGTCAGACACAAGTTCATATTGAGAACTTGTAGCTTTTTTCTGCCACTTTTTTACTCTGTACACGCCTTCTTCGATAAGAAGCTCCAGTCTAACTTCAACGTCTTCATCTTCAACTTCTTCTGTGTACTTGATCAAAATTCGAGACAAGTAAATTTTAGCTCCGAAAGTTTCTGTTTTCCAGTCAATGATTTGAGTTGTATCAAATTTTTTGACTGTTGCAAATACTTTTAAATTTTCAATATCAGCTTTAGATGTGTTTCCATCAGTTTCAGGAAAATCAACCCATAAACCACATCTTCCTTTTTTAACTAAATCTTTACATACTGCTTGAGATTGCTGATAAATGCTTTGACCTACGCCGTCGATATTTGTTGTCACGTATTCAAGACCGGGCTCAACACTTAAAGAAGGTTCTTTTCTAAACAACATTCCGACCATGCCTCGAACTGTGTAACCTGCGATTGCATAAAAAACAGCTCTTTCGTAATATTGTTTATTTCTGACTACGTTTTCATCAGAAGTATCAAGAGGATTTAGCTTAATCAAATAAGACTGTAAATTTTCTCCATCGCAAATATCATCAATTTTAGTCCAAATCGGTAAATACTTATCATAATCTGCGTGTGTTTTATTAAGTTCGTCTGTCATGGTCTCTCCTTATTTACATTGCCATTCTTATTGATGTTAAACCAAATTGTGGTTTTATGATCGGGAATTCATGAGCAATTGGGTACCCAGTCGCATCATTTTGATGATCATGACCTGAACTTTTATTCGGAAGTCCGTCTAATCCATAATTTTGTTGCTCTAAACAAGTTGCTATAGTTGGGCATGCGTCTACGTTCACCCAAAGAGTTTTTTCTTGAAATTTTTTGTTCACAGCCATTACACGATCTTTTATATAAGGATTCGATTTATTTACTTTTATTGAAAAACTTGCATCTCGTAATAATTTGATATCAGATGTACTTGCGTTATTTGATTTTCTGCTGTCTCCCGAAGCATCTGGATAAACTGTAATATGATGATCTGGAAATTTATGCTTAAGTTCAAGAATCATAGCAGGAGTATCAAAAATTTCTTTAAGTTCGTTAACAGCATGCCATCCATTTTTACGAATAATATATACAGTTGCAGCCATGTGTTGAACGTTAAAATCCATACCAATTTTAAGTGGTTCTTTTTTTTTTATCACTTCTTTTGAATTGTTTTCTCGTCGATCAAAAGCATAATAAACAGTCCCAGACTTCATATTTACAAATTGACCGTTTAAATAAGCTGCGATCAATTCTTTTGGGTATGCTTCCACCAAACTTGGTATATAGTCAACTGGTAGATTCTTCTCATTGTCGTACGTACTAGCTTGGATTATTGCGTATCTGGCTTTCATTTCTGGATTTTCTCTCAACGCTTTTACAAAAGTTTTGTAAGTGAACAGAAAACCTTCTGGAGTCGTTGTCAAATCTATCGTATTCTGTGCGTTCATATAACGCATACGAGCAATAATTTTACGCCATGCAGTTGTCGCTCTCTCTTCTGTTAGAACATCAATTTCGTCAATTAGTGCATGAGCAATTTTAAATCCAATAATTGACTGAGGGCGCTCCATCGAACGACAAATGCAAGTACCTCTATACTGCTTTCCAGTGTAGAAATGGACTTCTTTGTTGCTTTCTTTAATTTCTACGCTCATTTGCATTAAAGATGCAACTTCTTCAATCGTCGGATAAAAAATATCACGAATCTGAGGATACGTTGGAGCAAAATATCCTTGATTCATTCCTGGATTTTGAAGAAAATTTTTACAAATATCAACAGACCCAACAAATGTTTTTCCAGAGCCATAGCCCGCAACAAACGCTTTGAATCTATGAGTAAGATTCAAAAATTTTGCCTGAGGTATTGTGACTTTAAACGTCATTTTTAACTCTTCCATCTTCTACTGGAATCTCAATATTCACGGGCACAGGAATCGCATCTTCAATATTAATACCAGCATTTTTGGCAGACATATAAGCAAGTGCCC